TGCCGGAGGCTATGCAGGTGCTGGCCCTCGGCCACTGATGGAGGTGCGCTATGAGCTTTGTGCCTAAGAACTATACCACCGATGGCGGCGATACCACTGTCATCGGCGGCAAGCTGGTAATCGAGGAGGGAGCTTCCGTTGAGGGGCTCCCTTCCGGAGGCGATTCCTTCACTGTTTTCGATCTGCAGGGGATCAATGTCAGCGCGGCCATGGACCGGCCCATGAACGTCACGGAGTATATCCCGCTGGAGCTGTTCCGCTCCGCGATGGACGGCAGGCATCCTGTCCTCCTGCGGGGGTGCTCCCTTTTCGGCCACGTCTTCTCTACGACCGCGTTCACGGTCGGCGCGGATGTTGACGAAGGCGGGACAGACGACGTAGTCGTAGCAATCGCCGGTTATCCCAAGGCGGATGCGACTGCTGATCTGATGACCATCGTCACGATTCTTCTCTTCCGCAGCGACGATACGGTCTATCTCAGAATCAGCCCCAACGCCAGACTGCTGATGATTCTCAATCCGGAGGTCCCGGTTTCTGGCGTTTCTCTTTCGGAGTCCACCAAAGACGTGACCGAGGGTGATAGCTTCGATCTGACCGCCACAGTGGAGCCCGAAGACGCGGATAACAAGAGCCTCGACTGGACTGTCAGCGATGAGTCCGTGGTCGTTCTGACCGGGACCTATGATGAAACCGCCGACTTCGAGGCTGTTGGGACCGGAACAGCGACCATCACGGTCACCACCAACGACGGCGGCTATACCGACACCTGCGAAGTGACTGTCGAAGCCGTCGAGCCGGAACCCGATCCTGAGCCGGAGGAAGAGCCGGAGCCTGAGCCGGAGGGGGAATAATCCATGCTGGTGACGCTGACAGAGGCCAAGCAGTACCTCCGCGTAGACACAGCGGATGAGGATGCGGTCATTGCCAGCGTCCTTTCCTCCGCCCAGCGTCTCTGCGTGGACGTGGCAAGGCTTACGGAGGAACAGTGGTCGGATATCAATTCCGACAAAACCCGCTCCGACAGGTACACCGCATCTGAACTGGCCGCTGCCCGTGAGACCATGCGGGTGGCGGTCCTTTACTCGCTTGCCTACCTGCTTGAGCACCGGGAGGATGCGGATCATCATGCGCTGACCTTGACCCTGCGGTCATTGCTCTTTGTCCTGCGCGAGGGGGTGCTCTGATGAACATCGCCGGTCTGCGGGTCCGCATCACCATTCAGCGGAATTCGACAAGAATCGACAGCATCGGGAATCACACCTCCGCATGGGAGGATTTCTTCACTTGCTGGGCCACGGCTACTACGGGTGGAGGCCGCGAGACGGAGGACGCGGGTCACACCGTTGAGGGCGACACCATGTCCTTCACCGTCCGCTGGTCCTCCGAGACAGCGGCGGTCAACTCGAAGCAGTACCGCATCCTTCTGGGCGACCGCATCTACAACATCACCGGGATCGATGACATGGGCTTCCGGCATAACAGCAGGAAGTTCCATGCCGAGCTGAAGGAGAGGTGAGGCCGGTGAGCGAGAAGGTGTCTATTGACCAGATGGCGGACGCCATCATGGAGGGCCTGACGGAGTATGCCGAGCTTGCCACAGACAAAATGAAAGCTGCGGTGAAGAAGTCGGCAAAGACCGTGAAGAACGACATCAAAGGCAGCGCTCCCAGCAGGACCGGCAAGTACGCGGGCAGCTGGACCACCAAGACCACGAAGGAATCCAGCAACGCGCTGGAGGTGACGGTCTACTCTCCGTCCCGGTATATGCTGGCCCACCTGCTGGAGCACGGCCACGCCAAGCGCGGCGGAGGCCGAGTCGCTGCCCGCCCGCACATCGCGGCGGCGGAGCAGCACGGCATCGAGGAGCTGGAGTCGGAGATCGAGAGGAGCCTGTCCCATGGATGAAATCATCGCAATTCTGACGGAGCTGGGCTTGCCCTTCGCCTATCACCATTTTGCGGAGGGCGAGTCGCCGGAGCCGCCTTTCATCTGCTACCTGACACCCGGCAGCGAGAACTTCTCCGCTGACGGGCGCGTCTACTACAAGCTCGATGGTTTTCACATCGAGCTGTACACGGATACGAAGGACCCGGCGCTGGAGGCAAGGCTGGAGGCCCTGCTGGACGCACACGAAGTCTTTTACAACAAATCAGAGGTCTGGATCGAGTCCGAGCGGCTCTACGAGGTCCTCTACCAGTTTGAAACGGAGGGTTATACCAATGCCTGAAAACAACAAGGTCAAATTCAATCTGAAGAACGCGCACTACGCGATTCTCACGATGGGCGCTAACGACACGCCCAGCTACGGTACGCCGGTCCGACTGCCGGGTGCTGTCTCCCTCTCCCTCTCTGCCAACGGTGAGCCGGAGAACTTCTATGCAGACGGCATCGCGTACTACGTCATCGCCAACAACATGGGGTATGACGGCGATCTGGAGCTGGCCCTGATCCCGGAGAGCTTCCGAGAAGACGTGCTGCAGGAGCTCAAGGATACCAACGGTGTCCTGATCGAGACGGCGGACGCGGAGGTCGTTCACTTCGCCCTGCTGTTCGAGTTCGACGGTGACCAGAAGCACATCCGGCACGTCATGTACAACTGCACGGCCTCCCGTCCCAGCATTGAGGGTAAAACCAACGAGGAGAGCCGCGAGGTGCAGACTGAGAAGCTGTCGCTCAAGGCCACGCCGCTGCCGGACGGCACCGTCAAGGCCAAGACCGGCGACACCACCGACAACGCCACTTACACGGGCTGGTACGAATCCGTCTACCTGCCCTACGGCGGCGGTGAATAAGGAGGCGCACCATGGCTCTGACGAAAACCATCACCATTGACGGGCAGGAGGTCACCTTCAAAGCCTCTGCTGCCATCCCGCGCATCTACCGTCTGCGGTTCCACCGGGACGTGTACCGGGACCTCGCCCAGCTCCAGAAGGCCACCGAGGGCGCTGATCCTGAGAATTCCTCCCTCGACAATCTGTCGCTGGAGATCTTCGAGAACATCGCCTACGTCATGGCCCACCACGCTGATCCGGAGAACGTCCCCAAGACGCCGGAGGAGTGGCTGGACAGCTTCAACACGTTCTCCATTTATCAGGTGCTCCCGGAGATCATCGACCTCTGGGGCCTGAACACAAAGCAGGACGTGGTCGCTAAAAAAAACAGCCCCGCACCGAAAGGGAAATGACCACACCGCTGTTCCTGCTCCGCTGTGTCCAGCTCGGAATCCATATCTCCGAGCTGGACCTTTTGACCATAGGATTAGTGAACGATATGTATATCGAGAGCAGGAATGACGATTTCAAGTACCCTGTGCTGGCTGATCAGTCCGCGATGGACCTTTTCTAAGACCGATTCTTTACTTGACTATCTCCCGGTTTTGAGCGTTTATACTACCAACCTGATCACGAAAAGGATGGTGTATATGACCGATTATCAAAAGTGGCAGATAGAATCCTTCCGCAGAAAAGGGGCCGGGTACAAGTCAATTGCAACGCTAACCGGCCTGTCGAGAGACATCGTGCGGAACTACTGCAAAAGCCACAAGGTCCCGTGTGATGCGGAGCTGGAACAGGACATGGCAAAGCTGGTCGCCCGTGGTCTCGCATGCAGGAACTGCGGAAATGAACTCACTCGTCCTCATACGGGACGGCCACGGTCGTTCTGCTGTGACGAGTGCCGCTTCCAGTGGTGGTCAAACCACGGAGATCTGTTACGGTGCAATTCTGAGGCGTTGTACTCCATCACCTGCGCGAACTGCGGAAAGGTGTTCACTTCCTACGGAAACGCAAAAAGAAAGTACTGCTGCCATGAGTGTTACGTTATGGATCGTTTCTATCGGAAGTAAAAACCCTCGGATCGCGCCTTGTAAAACTGCTTCATTTTCAATAACACCATTTGCCCGGTTGACTTCGACCGGGCGCTTTTCATGCCCAGAGGAAGGAGGTATCGTGCATGGCCGGAAGAATCAAGGGAATCACCGTTGAAATCGGCGGCGATACCACCAAGCTGCAGTCTGCCCTCAAAGGCATCAACAGCCAGATCAAGAATACGCAGTCCCAACTGAAGGACGTGGAGAAGCTCCTCAAGCTCGATCCCGGCAATACCGAGCTGCTGACCCAGAAGCAGAAGCTGCTGGCCGACGCTGTTTCCGAGACGAAGGAAAAGCTGGCGACGCTGAAGACGGCGGCGGAGCAGGCCAACGACGCTCTGGCCCGTGGCGACATCTCGCAGGAGCAGTACGACGCTCTCCAGCGGGAGATCATCGAAACGGAGCAGGAGCTTGAAAAGCTGGAGAAGGAGTATAAGAACTTCGGCTCCGTTGCCGCGCAGGAGATTGCCGCAGCCGGTGAGAAGATGAAAGACCTCGGTGACAAGGTCAAAGCGGCAGGCGACGGGATCGCTGATGTAGGTACGTCCCTCACGAAAAATGTGACCGCTCCGATTGTTGCTGTGGGCGCTGCTTCTGTCGCCGCCTTCAATGAGGTGGATGATGCGATGGACACCGTCATCGCCAAGACCGGCGCGACGGGTGAAGCGGCGGACG